TACCAGATATGCAGTTTGGTGCTTCGGGGGCAACGAGACCTGTTGGGGCCGTGGATTCTTCGTCTTTTGATGCAAGCAACTATGTGCCCTCTGTAACAGCGAGTGGAATCTATAGAATTAAGCAGGGTGAGTATGTTGTAGTTTTAGATCAGACTCTGGGCCTTTCGGGTATTTTTGGAGGCGATGACGGGACCGTTGTTCAAGCAGCCACTGCTTCTAGTGTAGGGGATTACGTCGATATGTGGACGGTGAAGCTGGCAGAAGCTTCTGACTACCAAGTATTTACTAATAAGTTTACCCTAAATGAGGATACGTTCTTTACCTTTACGGAGCCGCTTCTTCTTACGACATCAAACAAGCTAATGAATAAGCATGTGAGACTGGGTGAGAAAGTGGATCTTAAGTTGTCTACGGAAACTACTATTCAAAACCAAGATATCCAACACTCAGTGCAAAATATCTTTAAAGAATCTGTAATTACCAGTGCTACGGTGGAGATTAGGAAGGTCAACCAAGACCTACATTTCGATGGGCCGTTTACGGTTTCGTCTTTTGCGGAAACGGAGGCAACGTCTACAGTGCAGCCCGTCACGATTACTCAGGATAATACTATTATCTTGAACTGGGATACTACGTCTTTAAAGTATTTAGACTCATTCCAGAATGGAACTTTCGGAAGCCTAACAGGAACTTATAGTGTGCAAGCAAAGTATACCTTGCTAAATGAACTAATCATAAGTCCGCTGTTTTATCTCACAGTGTCGTAAGGAGGTGATTCATGAGATAGTCGTAGTTGTACTCTTTGGTACGAAGTGCGACAAATCCGCTTAAGTCGATGCCTCGCATAAGGGCATCATTCCAATCTTTAACTTCCGAAGGGGGATGGCAGATGTGCAAGTCTGCCATCCTTTTTATACGTCTAAGGTAATCAAATTTATTTACCCCTCGTTTCCCCGCATCATCATTATCGTAGCCGATAATAATTTTACCCTCAAACTCTTTCAAAGCTTCTACCTGAATCTCCGATACCGAAGACCCCATCGTACAGGTAGCGTTAACCCCTTTAAGTTGTAGCGAGATAGCGTCAAGAGGGCCTTCGCACACCACCACATGATCTCGTTCCATATCAAAAGGATAGAGGACATGGGAGGACTTAGGCCAACCCTCTGCTGGGTTTAAGTATTTAGGGGTCTGATCACTCAAAGAACGCGCCTGAAAGTAAAAAATTTCTCCATCTTCTTCAAAAGGGATAATCAAGCGACCAGCGTAGCGTCCCTTCCTAGAGACGTAGTACTTGGATTTCCCAGTCTCTAGGTTAAATAGCTTCCTCTCGTAGAGAAAGGTCCACGCCTTAAGCACCAGAGGGTTCTCAGAATCATGATCATCGAGAGTTACCGAAGTAAGGGCAAGGTCAAGGTCAGCCGCTGGCTGCTGCACAGGCTTTTTAGGTTCTAAGTTTTTAGTGAAGTTACCGTCAAGCTCCTTAAAAAGAATTTCGGACTCAGCTTGATTGTAAGTCATACCTTCTAGGTATGCGTAGATCTGGATGAAGTTTCCTTTATTCCCAGTCTTAAAACATTGCCACAGACCACTATCTAAATTGACACTCATGTGACGCTTGTAGTCATCGGTGACAAAAATGGACGGAATGATCAACTCCCTATCCCCAGAGGATAAACGGGAATCTTCGTTGAACTTCTCCGTCAGGTAGTCTCTAATAAACTGAGGTGCTATAATGTTCATAAATACTATTTCAGAATCCAAATCCAAGACATTCAAAGAATGTCAGCTTAAGTATCGTTTTCGGTATGTTGATCGAATTAAGGAAGAGAGGGTTAATACTGACCCACTTCACTTTGGGTCTTACATCCACAAAATCTTTGAAGATGGCTACCAAGCCAAGTCGCTTGCCGAGCTTACTGTTATAGCCGAGAACGTCAAAAAAGACTACACCTTCTCAGAAAGTTATAATCCGAAGATCAAGGTGTGCTTGGAGAACTTCCTAAGATTCAACGCATCCCTTTCGGAAACCGTCTCAACCGAAATGGTTTATGAGATCGTGCATGATGAAGAGAAGGATATCAAACTCAACGGTATCATTGACCGTGTGATTAAGGGAAAGGATGGTGGCTACCTCATCATCGACTACAAAACATCCAAGCGCGAACTGAGCGAACTGGACATGTATCAGGATAGACAGATGATGGGTTATGCATACGCTATCCACAAGAAGCTGGGTGTCTCCCTAGATAACATCGTGGTGGCGCACTACTACCCGCTGACCAATAACTTCGTTACTTGTAAGTATTCTCCCAATCAGATTAAGCAGTATATCCGAGAGAAGGTGGATCAGATCTGGAAGATCCGCAAGATGAAGAAGCCTGACTTCAAGGCTATGCAGAATCAGTTCTGCAACTGGTGTGGGTACAAGAACCTGTGTCCTGAGTTTAACTCAGGAATGGTGTGCGAGCAAAGGCTTCAAGCACTAAAGGATGCCAAGAAGAGCAAGAAGAAAAACTAGGCTAATCCCTAGGTAGACGCAAACCACACCTAGCATATAAATAGACCCTAGGAACCCTGCCAAGCGAGGACTGCTCTCAGCCATGATATACGGCTGAAGCATTTCTTCAATATCATTTTTGTCGTGATTTGTCATTGATGATCAAAGGGTAGTATATAAATATATCAATAGAAGCAAAGAAGTTATCCACTTGTTCTCCAGAGTACCTACACTTCTTTGTCAAGTAATTATACAAGCTACTTAATTTAATAACTTTTTGTTTATTTAAGGATTCAAGTATCTTAATCTGAAAGTGCTTTACAAACTTCTCAGAGTACTTATATCTCCATTTCTCTACAAAATCTTTGTGTAGAGTAAAATTAATCAAATCCATAAAGTCTATTAAATCAATATCTGTATTCATGTTTATTATATGTTCTTAATATTAGAGACCCAATGAGCGAATTTTCAAAAGAAACCACTGAATTTTTGTCTGCGGTAGGAGGGGATCGAACGAAGTTTTTATCTCCCTCTACAGCCAGCGCAGACAGGATGACTCCGGGAGATATTATTATTTTCAGGTATTACTTAGGGGTTGGTCCCGGTAGTAGGGGTCAGCGCACAGCTTTAATAGTAAAGAGTAAACGAGGTGATGGGTCTTTTCCGGGAAAAGAAGGAACACTGGTATCTTGTTTTAAGTTGAATGGAGGTTCTGAGGAAGTTGTCAATACGATTCTAGAGAACCTATATAAGAAGAGACGCAGAGCTTCTTATTACGGTAAAATTAAAGAGAGCCTCATATCCTTACTGGGGATGGACAGCTACCGTACTTATAAGCTCAATCAAATGAAAAGCATTTGGAAAGTTCAGCTAGGAACATAGTATGGCAAGAAAAAGTGGAAACAAACAACAAGCTGAAGAGCTAAGAAAGCTAGTAGAGGCAGTCAATAAGACTAATACTCTCCTCGCCCAGCAAGCGTCTAAGAGGTCTACCGATGCCAAAGCTGCTGACGATAAGCGCAAGAAAGCTGCTAACGCCAGAAAAGAACGAGCCGTCATAGCCAAGGGGATGCTGGCAGTTAATAAGATAACTGCTGCTGCAACGGGAGCGATGAAGGATGCTTTAAACAGTAGCCTTAAGTTACAAGAACAAAGTCTAGGAAGGGGGATGAACCTTTCCCAAGTTATCGAGGCTAGTAGATCTCAGCAAGATCAGATGGTGGGCTCTTTAACTGGTTTTGGAAATGCAGTACAGATTGGGTATGAGCAGTTTGAGTCTGGGTTAAAATCAAGTAATGCTGCTACCAATGAGTTAGCCTTATACACGAAGCTTACGGGAGGAAATTCTAAAAAGCTTCTTAAGTCTTTGGCTAAAATGACGAGAAGTATGGATCTAACTGGGGACCAAGAAGCTTTATTGATGTCCTCTATCCAAGGTCTCTCTCAGAACTTTGGTATTACGTCTGAAGAACTTGTCGATAGCCTTAAGGGCTTGGACAAGGAGATGAGAACTTATAAGCTCCTAGGCATTGGAGCGGAGATTACGCAAGCTGGTGCTACCTTAACCGCTGCTATGGGTGTGCAAGCTGGTTCGCTCGGTACAGAGCTTCTCGCTACTCTTACCTCAGCAGAGGGCATGTACACTGCGGCAGCACTCGGCGTGACCCAAGAGAGGTTAGCTCTTTTAAAGGGTGAAGGTAATGCTACTGTTAATGCTCTTAACATGGTAGAGAAGGCTGGCAAAATTGCTAAAGACAGAATTGATCAACTAGTTTCGGGAGGGATGGATCCTGCGGTAGCTATTCAACAACTAGAAAAAACTTTAGGAAGGGGAGTTGGTCAGGCTGCTTTAGCCTACGAGCAAATTAAAAAAGAAGCAGATAGAAATGGTAGAAGCATAGAAGAGCAATTTGCCGTTGCAAAAAGAAAAGCTGAGATTGATCAAGAATTTGTAAATAGCTGGCAGAACTTTAAATCTCAAGTGTTTAGCCCTCTGGTAGAGACAGTAACAAAGTTTACTTCTGGACTACTACAGTTTGCTGCACAAAATAAACCCATCATGGTTAAGATTGCTCAAGGACTAGTTCTTGTAGCAGGGCTTATTTCTGCATACCTAGCTGCTCAAACTGTAGGCAAGCTTGCAGGTGCGGCAGGTGGTCTAGCTTCCAAGGCTGGAGGAGGGATAGCCAGCTTCGGGAAGGGGTTCATGAAGCTATTTGTTAATGGTATTAGGGGCATCCTTCCTGCTCTTGGTGCAGTTCTTAAAACAGCCGTAGCATCTATTCCCGGTATTGGATTAATTGTGATCGCTTTGGGAACTTTAATTTATATCTTCCGAGATGAAATCGGTGGATTCCTTATGGGTATCTGGGAAGCTGTTAAGCCTTTAATGCAAGCAATTTGGGGTGGATTAAAAGAGGTGTGGCAGACTATCTTAGGGGTTCTTGAACCTATTTATAAGGCGGTATCGCTTTTTGGACAGATCCTATGGAAAGTTTCAAAAATGGCAGCAAAGTTTTTATGGAGCTACATCGGCCCAGTATTGAAGGGAGTATGGAAAGCCGTCAAAGCAGTAACTAAGGGAATTTGGGGTGCAATCAAATGGGTCTGGGGACACCTCAAGAGCTTTTTTGACACGCTCTTCTCACCTTTTGTAAGCATCTTTAATTTCCTGTATGATATCCTTCTCGGCATTGGAGACTGGTTAGGTATTGATGCGGCAGAGGAGGAGGTTGCGCGAAGAGCAGAAGCGGAAAAAGTAAAACCCATGGCCGAAGAAGCAGCGGCTAAGTT